ACACTTTGGCATATTTTATTTTCTTTATGCCATGTTTACAGAATTGCACTGGCATGACTCTTGAATCTCATGTCATTATGTGCAATATTGTATAATGGCATGTTCATTGCGTGTTAACATTATTGCGCATATTTTTACATGATTGCACATAATTATACATTGGCATAAGGAAAATACTATGTCATTCCATGCAGTTCTGTGCATTTATGTGTTCACACCCCTGCACACCCCTGCATAGATGGTCCCATATGTGCACACTTTTGCACGAAGATTGGCTATGTATGTGTCTTAACAAATATTTTCAAATCATAATATTATTATATTCCCATTGAACATTTAGAATAGGGTCCCATAAACTGGTCCCATATACCCATAGTCCAGATTAGAAAATAGTAGTATTGGAAAGAAAATTTGACTTTCATTCGACTTCCGTGATAGACTAGTTCAAGTCGGGGAAAGGTGTATCGATTGACTGAAACTGAATTTACAAAGCTTATATGACAATTGAAATTGACCCATTAACAGGTTCTCCTATCATTATCAAGTCTACTGACACAAGTAAGGTTGAATCTGAACAGATTCCCTCTGTGTCAAAGGAGAATGATAGTGTCGCGCAGGCTCTTGACCTATTAGATGATGAATATCGTGAGAGTCAACTTCATCGAATCGAATTAATTTTAAAGGGTGGGATGGATAACCAACAGGTTAAAAATTCCATGGTAAGAATTCGTAAGATTCTGGATGGTCAATTAGATTAACAGAACAAGAGGGGAAAAGAAATGTTACCAGCAGTTGTAACAATCACAGCAAGTTCAGGACCGGGAATTGAGGCGACGGCATTACAACTCACTGGAGTCACAAATATTCAATTCGATTACGTAGCAGGAACTGTCTCAATCTTTCAAGGTAGTAAGTTCAATAACTTCTCACTCGAAGGAGTTACTGCCGTAACTTGCACTATCTCGGGCGGCGTTGCTACTTGGGTTATCTCATAACTAGATTAATTATGGAGTAATTAAGATGGGAATGGGAATAGTTTCTGAGAAGGACTTCGACTCTGAACTCTCCCGGTTAAAACCGGAGACACGTGAGAAGTCGAACTCCTTACCTCAGATTATAGACATGCCATCTAAAGGTAGAGGTGAAGGAAATTTGGCTGTGCCAGATTCCTTACGTAAAATTATTGGTGAGACATCAGTAATAGAAGGAAGAGAATCTGCATTAGACCTCGCGCGTTCATTCGGTATATCCCCATCTTCAGTATCAGCCTACGATAATGGTGCTCATTCAACAGCATCATATGGTTTGACACCAAATGCACAACATAATAATGAAGCTCGCCAACGTGTCACTAAGAAGGCACGTAATCGAATGATAATCGCATTAAATGCACTTACTCCTGAAAAAATAAATGAGGCGAAGGCTCGCGATATCGCTGGCATCGCTAAGGATATGGCTGTCGTTATTAAAACGATGGAACCAGAATTTGATAAGGGAGATTCTGATAAGAATCGACCCCAATTCATTTTCTATGCACCACAAATTCACAACGAACAGAAATATGAGACTATTTACGCGAAGGAATAACTCTCTTGAATAACGAATGGATTCAATTACTAACTGTTGGTACTAATATAACTATCATTATAACCGGATATAAAATCATTCGTCATCTTAGTCGAATGGAACTAAAAGTCGAAATGATGTGGACAGTATTCATGCGTCGCTTCGCACCTAATGAATCAGATAAACGGAGTGAATCATGAGTACCAATCGTTTAATTTTGTTAGCAGTTAAATCCTTCTTTCTAACTGCTAGAACAGGAACAGGCGCGAGTAATACATTTGCTCTTCCTGCTAGAACTTCTACCCTGACATGGCAAACTTCCTTCGATATTGCACCTGCTGCTGTAAACATCACAATTAGAGTTTCAATCGACGGCATTAATTGGACCGTTATTGATACATCTACAGTTGTAGGGGGAGAAGTCCGAACAATTGCTGCTACAACAAGTGCTCTATTCATTGACGCTAATGTCGTTACTAATACTGGTAATAGACAAGTGACAGTTACAGTAGTAGCAAAAGTAGCGAATTCATAAGATATGATATTCACAGATTCACAACTCAAATCTATCATTGAAAAACATTCATCAGAAATTCCATCTGGGAAATCTGGATTAATTGGAACTGTAAATAATGAAGGAACTCAAGTTGCAATAGTAGTTCATAAATCTATGGGCAGTGGAATAATTACATTTCAGGGGGCATTTCAACATAATTGGTCGGGGGATAACTCAGTGGGCAGTTCAGTAATTGTAACATGGTAAACATGTCTGATAAGACTACCCATAGTTCATTGGCAATAATTGTATTAATAGGAATCTCTACCTTTTTATATCAGATGGCAGGAGTTTTAGATAAGATTCAAACTTGGGAAGTAATTTGGAATCCCCCTACAGTAGCTCAAATGTTTCTCGCAACTGCTAGTGCAATAGCCGCAGTTTTAGCCGCAACTAAACTCGATATTCCATTACTTAAATCATTACTAATGAACAGAGATGAGAAATGATTCTTACATATCAAGTTGGTAGAGGAGGTATGGGAAGCGTAGTTGTATATAATAGTGATATTGACCCCAGACCTATTTATGCAAATACGATTGCCACCTTTCCTGGTAATTTAAATCAATCACTTGATATTGCAATTCTTCGTGCCAAATTATTAATTTCAGTTCTAAGTGAATCTAAAAGTAATTAGTCATAAGTAACATGGGATTCAATACTAATTTTTGGAAACCTAATAGGAAACAAGCAGAGTTCCTCGCGCTTCCATTCACTATTAAAGAGGGATTCTATGGGGGTGGCGCGGGTTCAGGTAAGTCAGACGTTTTATTACTCTACGGAATAATTCATAGATGGCATGAGAATCCTGCATTTAAGCAGGTATTCATGCGAAGAACTAGACCCGATTTAAAGAAAGAGATAGTAGGTCGAAGTAAAGAGATTTATACTAAATTCGGTGCTACATATAATGGCACCGATATGATATGGACATTTCCTCACCCCGACCAAATTGGGGGGAGTGATATGGCAAATAGGGGTGCTCAAATATTTCTTGGACATTGTGAGGAAGAAAAGAATGTCCATATGTATGATTCGATGGAAATCTCATTATTCACTCCAGATGAGTTAACTAATGCCACAGAATACATATATTTATACATCACTCAAGAAAGGAATCGCTCCCCCAAAGGTTCTGGACTTCCTAGTATAACACGCGGAGCTGGAATGCCCGGTGGTATTGGGCATACATTCGTTAAGAAACGATTTGTAGACCCGTATCCTGAAGGTGGAAAGATTATTGTAGGTAAAGGTGGTAATAAAAGAATTTACATTCATGCAACTTTAGAAGATAATAAAGATAACATTGACCCCACATATTCTCAATCATTGGATGGCAGACCTGAAGCCGAAAGAAAAGCGAAGAAATTTGGAGACTGGTCTGCATACTTAGGACAGGTTTTCGATGAGTTCCGGGATAAGAAATATCCTGATGAACCCGATAACGCGCTACACGTTGTAGCGCCATTTGAGATTCCAAACTGGTGGCCTAAGTTTGTAATAGGTGATTGGGGTTTCGCGGCGATGACATACGTAGGATTTTATGCCGTAAGTCCTAGCAAGAGACTTTATTTATATCGCGAAATTTATTGGCGTAAAACAAAGATTGAAGAATGGGGTCCAGTAGTTAAGGACTTCATTAATAGAGAGAATCCTAAAGTAATTAAATTCTGTCAGTCTGCAAAGCAGGATAGGGGAACTGACCATACTGTTCAACAACAAATTGAAAGTGCCATAGGCACTTCAATTGAATTAACTATGAATTCATCTGGTAGTCGTGTTGCTACCAAAATGTTATTACATGAGTATTTACGTTGGAAAGCTAAACCCATAATACCACAATCCGAACTCCCAATCTACTCGGAAGAACGAGCCATGTGGATTATGAGAAATAAAGGACTTGAAGAATATAAGTCTTACTTAGGACTATTCAATCCCCCAGAAGGGGAAGAAAATATTCCTCGTCTTCAAATATTTAAATGTGAAGCGGAATTTCATGAAGGACATCCAAACTGTTGTCCAATCATGATTGAATCCATTAAAGCATGTAATTATGATAAGACAAGTAAAGATGGGAAGCCAGCAGAGGATGTTGCAGAATTTGAAGGTGATGACGCGTATGATGATGTGCGTTATGCTGTAGATTCTGCGGAGAGGTATTTTGAAGAAGCTGGTTCTGAATTCTTAAAAGTTCAAAGAGAAGCCGCAATTTTAGCACAATTAAATGCAACACAAGATTGGACTGGATTTTATAGAAATATGAGAACTATTGAAGCGGGTAATAAACAGAAAATGATTTCTCGATTTCATCATTCTCATGGGGGAAGATAATGATATTAATTGATTGGTATGAGAGCTTTGCTCTAATGAGATTACAAATACAAGAGCGAAAGCTCTTAATGCAACGTCAAGCTAAAGTAGATAATGATGAACGTGAACGTATTGAATATGAGCGTTCACAGGAACGTAATGAGAGCAACGCTCTCTGTCAGTCTTGCGAGACCCTCAAGATGCAACTCGCTATTGCAAACGATGAGAAGCGTTCATTACTTAATAGAGTATTAGCTCCTGCTGAAATAGAAAAATCTATCGCGGAAGAAACGAAAGCAGTATTACCAACGAGACATCAATCCTTCGCGATTCGTAGGCAGATGTTAGAACGTGAAGATAGGGAGAAGGCTAAATTATTAAATAATCAGCGCGAGGAAACTAAATCCGTAGTTACTAAGACTGTCGTATCTGAGAGACAATCAACGGATGATTTAGAAAGAGAATTAGATATTGTCACTCAAGAAAGGATGAACCAAAGTGCCCCTCGATAAATATTTTAAGGGTAAAGGCAAGAAAGTAATGAAAAATATGAAAAAGGAATATGGAGAAAAGAAAGGTAAATCTATATTCTATGCGACTGCTAATAAGAATAAGGGAATGGATACTGGTCCTTCCGATAAAGTTAAGAAAAAGCATGGAATGAAATAACTGAATTATATGGAATAAAATAGTGCCGGATACTTCACCATCTATTGCATTGTTGAGGAGATTAGGATTAAATATTCCTAATATTCAACCTCCTGTAAATCTTTCTATGCAAACAGTATATGATGCGAAAACTAGAGAGTCCCAAAATAAAGACCCATTATGGAAACAATATGCAAGAATGATTCCTGATGCTTTAGTGGGCGGAACTAAAGGATTACTTGGAATGAATGTAGACCCTAATGAAAGTAATGCTGGTTATGCTACAAATGCATTAACTCAACTAGGTTCGGCTGGCGAAGGAATGTTGAAAGCTGGACTTCCTTTAATGTCATTAACTAAGGGTAAACCAATATTTCATGGAACTAAACATGTATTTGAAAAATTTAATCCTGAATTAAATGATGTTGAAGATACATTAGGTTGGATGATTCATGGAACTCCTGACCCTGAATATGCATCATCATATGCAATGGGAACGAGTAAACATGGTTCTAGTGGAAATCCAAATATTTTTGCAATGAAACCAGAAGCTAAGAATACATTGGATTTAATAGACCCTAATCTTGATGATTTAAGTCAAGCATTAGCATCAATGAGTTTTGAAAATAAAAAAAATACTATTATGCAATTTAAACGTGCTAGAAAAGACCCCTGGGGAGAAGCGGGAATCTTTTTAAATAAAAAACATTATCCAGAA